GTGACGATAGCTTCGGCGCGGCAATGGGTGCTCAGCCCTCTTCATAAGCTCCTGTATGACCATATTAGTGGCTTCAAATGGTTACTGCGGGGGGAGGCAACAGGAAACCGGTTCAAAGGTTTCTTCAGAGTACGTGGGGAGGTTTTCATCAGCGGAGACTTTGAAGGTGCCACCGATAACTTCAACCGTCTCCACTCTGAGTTCATCCTGGAGATCATCCTAAGATCTTCCAATATCCCGGAGTCAATCCAACGATTGGCTCTAGATTCATTACACGGAACCATCACCGTACCTGATGGTTCTACCCACCCGCAGGTTGCCGGTCAGCTCATGGGCAACCTGCTTTCATTCCCCCTCCTCTGTGTGACGAACTACCTGGCATTCAAGTTTGCCATTCGTCGAGAGGTTCCGCTTCGTATAAACGGAGACGACATTGTTTTCCGGGCCACCCCAAGGGAGGCAGCCCGCTGGAAGCAGGTCGTGAGCCGAGCCGGTTTTGTTCTGTCAAAAGGCAAAACCTTATCCCATGAGAGGTTCTTCTCTCTAAACTCGACATTTTTCGAGGGGAGGTTCGGCCGGAAGCCCAGCCTGGTGCCGGTCGTTAGGAGTAAATCTGTGTACGCTCCTTCGGCCTTCCGCGCCGGTGATGCACTAGCCGCGAGGCTACATAAGTCCTGTAAGGGGCTTTCTGGTGCAGCGAAGGGAATTGTTAAGGGCCATATCTTAAGTTTCCACCGAAAGGCGGTTGGGACTATAAGATGCTCGTTGAATCGGGCCCTAGGTGGACTCGTTTCGTACCCAGTTCTGCAAAGTTCAGGCCTCCTTGAGCAAGAAGCTTTCTTTCTGAACCAGCCCGCGCAGCTTGACAAGCTACCGCGCGGGGCCCGGAAGGGTGACCCTCCGCTACGGGCAACCGTAGGCGCGGAGCAGATCCCTCGACGGTGGGTCGCCAAAAATGTGGCGAGACGTTACGAGGTGTGGTGGAATCGAAGGTTGTCCGAATATGCATGGACGCCAGGGAATTTTGCGGTGGTTGAAGAAATGGCAGAGCCCACCGTGGATGAGTTTAGGCCCCTGGATCGCAAAAAGCTGGCAAGGCTCGCCAAAGAATCACGACGAGGTCTAGGTAGACTACTTGTGAGGGCATGGCGGAGGACCAAGCATGTGATCCGATGGGCGGTGAATATGGAACGGGTTGAGCGACCCCCAGAAACGATCTGGGTGCCACGCGGGGATGGGAAGCATTGGCAGCCGACGACGCGATTTCGCCCTTCTCGGGGTTGAGTTTCGTCTCACTGAG